TGAGGTATTATCTATCGGCGGCGAGTTGACGGCACAACCTGCTATGGGTATGTATGATAACGGAACGTTGGCGGGGTTGGCGGTTGACTTATCAGCGGGCGCGTTAAATGTTTTTAATGTGGCGGGTGCTTTGCCTACCGAACATCCTATGTTTCCTTTGTTTACTGTGGGTGATTTATCGGTAATGTATCAGTGGTTTATAGAGTTAAAACAAGAAGTTAAGGAATATTTTTTACTCGATAAACTTTATGACTTAAATCAACAAAACCAAAGAATGACATTAGGCGAGGTAATGATTAGAGATGGTATTCGTTCAGACTCATTAACGCCTATTTTCTCTCAGATATTAGCTTTTCTTGATGAGGTATTACAACGCGCTGTTGACATTTTATACAGTATGGGTTTATTGGGTGTTGTTGACCCTGAAAACGAAAACGATCCTTTAGTGAAAAAATTAAGAACAAACGGTTTTACGCCGTTTCAGATACCAAAAGATGTGTTAGAAGTACAGATTAGTGGGCTTGATTGGTATGAAATTGAGTTTATTAACCCGGCGTCAAGAATTATGAATAATGAAGAGTTACAATCAACACTGAAATTTGTAGAGACAATTGGCGTATTGGGTGGGGTTGATGAAGAGTTTACTGACGTTATTGACCCAGACCGGACAGCCGAGAAATTAAAAGAGTTAACCACAACAGATACTGTCGTGACCCGGCCGATTGAGGAAAGGAATAAACGGAGAGAAGCGAGAGCGCAGATGCGGATGGAGATGGCACAATTAGAGGCACAGGTAAAACAAGCGCAGGCAAATCAAATGAACTCACAGGCGTCGGCGTCTAAAGCCGGGGCTGTGACACAATTAACGGGAAGAGAAAGGGGGTAACATATGGCAGAACAGAGAAAGACGTTTAGCCGGGAGTCAATCCTTGCTAAACAACAGGCACAGAAAGAGGCGTATGAGAAAAAACAAACAGAGTTAAGGCAGATGCTTCGCTCTATCGCCCAGACCGACAACGGTAAAAAGTTTTTACGCTATCTGTTTTTACTTTGCGGCGGAGACAGTTCGGTGTTGAAACGGAAACGAGGTAATCTACAACAGGGGCAGATGTCAGTTGACACAGACGAAACATTACTTACTATTGGTACACGCCTTGTTTGGGATAGTATTAGGTTTAATTTAGACTCGGATATATTAAAAATAATTGAACGCCACCAATGGGAGGCGTAACCATAAGGAGGAACAGAATATGTTAGATTTTTTGAGATACCTTTGCCCGGTATTTGGCCTATTAGTAAATGGAATAATGTTTGCTGACGGTGATGGCGGCGGCGACGGTGGTAGCGGTGATGGAGGTAGTGGTGATGGTGGCAGTGGTGATGGTGGCAGTGGTGATGGCGGGGGTACAAAAACCGCTACAAAACGTATAGGTGATGTAGATTTTAAGGTGCCGGATGAATATAAAGAAGAAAAATGGGCTAAAGATTTGAAGTCCCCCGACGATCTGTGGAAAAAGTTTGCACACTCCCAGAAATTAATTGGCAGAAAAGGGGTTATTAGGCCTGATGAGAACGCCCCGCAAGAAGAGTGGGATGCGTTTTATAATGCTCAAGGAAGGCCGGAGAACCCGGAAGGTTATGAGTTTAAAAATATAGAGGAATTACAAGATGTTAAAAGGGATGAGACTTTTGATAATGCCATTAAAAATATAATCCATAAACACGGCGTGCCAAAGGCGACAGCTGAGAGTGTAATACATGAGGTTCAGAAACTTACCTATGAATACCAAAAACCTCTAATCGAGAAACAGACTAAGATGGAACAAGACTTTCAGAAACTGACTCATGAGGTATTGGGTGAGGATAAAGAACAGGCAATTCAGCAGTTTAAAGAGGTAATGCGTGACTCTCTTGGTGATAATGTGGCAGTTGCCCAGAAACTTGAGACTATGGATAATGACGCCCTTTTAACCGCTGTTGTGTTTGCGAAAAACATTCACGATAAATACGTGGGTGAGAATAAGATTAAAAATACAACCGGCGGCGGCAATATGACGGGTGATTTGAGGTCAGATTTTCGCACCCTATCGGAACAAAAGTTAAGGGTGAAACTAGATAAAAATTTACCCGAACATGTTAAGAAACAAAAGATTGCTCACTTTAATTCTCAGATACAAAAAATCGGCGCAAAAGCGTCTGAACAGGGAATAAATTTGTTTGGAAGTTGACACGGCTTGTTAAATATGGTATAATACTAGAGATAGCTACGTCCGTATGTTAATCATACATGAACGGGTATCGTTGAAAGACGTCCGGCCTTGTAGAGTAGCAAGACGGGTATCGTAGAGTGGAGAGCAACTTGCTTTATGAATAACCGTTAAACAAGGAGGATTAAAATGCCTAGAAATGATTATGCGGGTGTAGAGACAGTCCTAAAAGATGACTATTTAGGAAATCTCCTAAAAATTCCCCAGCAAAGAGAAACTCGTTTATTTAATGGTTTCGGTGATGTTACCGTTGAAGGAAAACAAATGTATATTGATGGGATTGCTCCTGTTGATTATAGAATTGATAATTCCTATAACGCCGCTTCACAAGGAACCGCAGCTAACCTTTTCCGTAGAAAATTAACAACCGATAGAATGATTATTGAGGTAGACTATGATGAACACTGGTTCAGAAAGACTACTTCTCAAAATCCTTCTACCCTTATCACTCAAGAAATGATGAACGCATCTTACAGATTTTTAGATAAGGTTGGTATTGACGCAGCTTTTGCTACTGTTTATTATGGCGAAAAAGGTGATTCAGCTTTAACTTTTGCACAGGACAACGGTATTACTATCGATGCAACAGGCGGGATTACAATCGATTTACTTCGTAAGATTATGCATAGATTTACAGGAACTGAGGTTATCACCCCTTCCGGCTTATCTGACGTAAAGTTTGTTATTACTGAAGATGAGCAGTTTGATTTAGGTGGAATAACTCAGCTTACTTCTTGGCAGTTTCAAGCTGTTTACCCTCAAAGCGCAATGGGTATGCTTAATGAGTCTGGTTTCGGCCGTCAGTTAGGTATGGTTAATGTTACTTTTGGGGCACAGTCTGAGACAGGGAAAATGCTTACTGAGGAAGAAGACGGTACAAGAAATTGTATATCGCTTGCTAATGATGCCCTTATTTACGGCGTTGCTTCTGATGGTATCAACTTTGAGGTTATCCCTCTAAAAGAGTCTAAGATTTCGACTGTTCGTTTGAGACTCACTATGACAGCCGGTTGTGTAAGAACTAATGGTATGAAAGTTATTAAGTTTGAGACAACTCCTAAAGATACGTCAACTTTTTATTAATGAGAACTTTTTAAACTAAAGGAGGATGATTATGGGAAAAAATGAATACGACCTTACGTTTAAGAAGTTTTCGGAGTTAGCGGACGGTGGTGACGCCGCTACTGAGTCGGATAAGATGATTATCTCTGATGTATCTGATGACGGAAAGGTTGTCAAACGAACCCTTGCTGATGTAGTTAGCCTAGCATCCACTGCTGATACCACATTAGGCGTGGTAGCGGTCGATGACGCGGCAGCTTACACAGTTCTGGCGGCAAACTCCGGTAAACTTCACATAATTCCTGATTTAACTGCTGATTGTGTTATCTCGTTACCGACACCGGCAGCGGGATTATTTTACACATTCATCTATGGTGGAGTAGCTGCGGATGCTCAGGATGTGACTTTTGACACAGGTTCAGATACTAATTTCTTTTTGGGTGGGGTTACCGGTTTGAAGGCTAGTACAAATGACATTCTTGTTGTCTACCCTAATGGTACCAGTAACTCAAAAATGAAAATAGATACTCTTAACGCCGGGTCAAAGATTGAGTTGTATTGTGATGGAACAAATTGGATAGTAAATGCTTTAGTGGTGTCTGAAACAGCGACTCATACTGTATTTTCTAACCAAGCATAGAAATTAAAAACAAGGAGGGATAATAATGGATGAAAGATTGTATAAAAGTAGTGACGGGACTCCGGTTCACGCAATAAAAGCTGCCGGAACTGACACACTTCAAATTGTAGCAAAAATTACTCTCGATCAGGACACCGCTGTGAATTACAAAGTCGCAGTTTGTGAAGTACCTTCTAACTTTGTGATAGTCGGAGGGTCTTTGGAGATGGACGGTGCGGCAACAGGGAATGTTGATTTAGGACTGTTTGAGACTGAGGAACACGGAGATACTGAAATAGATGGTGATATGTTTATTGATAATCAAGACGTAACAACTGCGGGTTCAACAAGTGTGCTTAGCAATGTAGCTTTAGCCGACCAGGATAAGACTATTTATGAACTTGCTAATAAGGTTGCAACTTTTGATTATGGATCAGCTTCTCGTCAGGCTTTTGTTCTTGGTTTGACCGTTAAGACTATGATTCAAGCAGCTGACTCAGTATCAATTTTACGTGTTAACCTCGCAAGAAAAAGTTAACAAGGGTGAGGGCATATTCTGTCATGTGTTGCAGGGTGAAGACACTATCTTTGCCCTGCCTCCCCTTTAATCCGGAGGTATAAATGGCTGTTCCAAACGCTCCAACCGAAATAGTAAACCTCGCTTTAGATATTATCAAGACCGAAAATATCAATGATATTGTTATCCCTGCCGGAGATAAGGTTTCTGCTACCTGTACTAGGTGGTACGAAGGGGTGAGACAAGAGGTTTTAGAGGGTTTTCCCTGGGTGTTTGCCTCAAAACGGAAAGCTATCCCGTTAAGAGCGACAGACCCTGATTTTGGGTGGGATGACGCTTATGCGCTGCCAAACGATTATCTTTCTTTAAATTTTATTAAAGAACAACATATCCCCTTATCTCAATGGAATTACACTATTGAAGAAAATTGTATTTTTATCGATAATGACGGTGCGGATACACTAAATATAGGCTATGTTTTTGACCAACGAGACGTAACTAAATTTAGCCCTTCTTTTAAATTTTATTTAGCCGCCGCTTTAGCAGAAAAAGTAGTTTATAAGTTGACAGGAAATGCCGGGCTACAAAATAGGATAGTTCAGGCTAAGCAGAGAGAACAGGTAAATGCTAAAGCTAAGAATGGAAAAGCTAACCCGCCTATCGCCTTCCGGCAAAGCCGTATGTTAAACGCCCGTAGAGTTTATGGGGGCTCATCAAGGTTTGGGGGAACACGTGGCTGAAGTTAATGTACCGGTATATGATTTCAGGCATGGCGTTCTTACACCTAAATTAAAAGACCGCCCTAATTTAGACCTATATAAGAGTGGCGTGCTTTTAGGGCATAATTGGCATACTCAATTTCATGGCCCCACCAATTTCCGTCCGGGGTTTATGTATAACCGCCCGACACGCCGTAATAACAAAGCATGGCTCATAACCTTTGCTTTTGACGACAACGAGGCGTATTGTCTTGAATTTACCGAAGGTTATATGCGTATTCATTCTAATACCGGCACAATTACCGAGTCTCAAAAAGTAATAACCGGCGTGACACAAGCCAGTCCGGGTGTGGTAACAATTACAGGACATGGCTATGATACGGGGGATGAGGTCTATATTGACGGTGTAGGGGGCATGACCGACTTAAATGGCCGGTTTTTTCTTATAACAAGAATAGATGCCAATACTTTTTCTTTACAAGACCAGGACGGTAATGATTTTGATACGACAAGTTTTGACGTCTATACAGGCGGTGGGACAAGCGCAAAGATATATGAGATTGCGTCCCCATATAAAGAAGACTCTATGCATTTAATTAAATATGCTCAGAAAGCGGATATAATGTATATAGACCACCCACTGCACCTACCCCGTAAGTTAATGCGTTCAGGGATAACAGATTGGGAGTTTAAGGCATATACACGTACCAATGATCCTTTTGACCAAAAGACAATAACCGGTATAACACAAGCCAACCCCGGTGTTGTTACAACAGGGGCAAGTCATAATTTAGATACCGGCGATACGGTTATAATGGAAGAGGTTGGAGGTATGACAGAGGTTAATGCGGTAGAATACCACGTTACAAAACTATCAGATACTACTTTCTCTATCCAAGACTTAGACGGTAATGATATTGATACATCCGGTTTTGGCGCTTATACGAGTGGTGGCTATGGGATGAAAGGTGGAGATGCCCCAGCTACCTGTGGGTTTTATGGCGGGCGATTGTTTCATGGCGGAAGTGATAATGACCCCGACATTTTAAATGGTTCAAGAAGTTCCGATACCAGTACAGGGCAATCGAGATATGATGATTTTACTTTAGGTTCCGACGCTGACCACGCCGTTATTCATGGGCTAACCTCTGCCACTGAAACTTCAATTGCGCGTATCCGTTTTTTTATAGGTACACGCCAGTTCTTAGGTGTAGGTACTTATTCAGGTATGTTGAAAGTAAACGGTGGTTCAGACACAACACCCATATCAGGGACGGATATCGCATCTTTTCCGGTTGACTATCATGGTGTTGCGAATATGATGCCTGTCGCATTTGGTAATGATATATTATATGTACAAAGAGGGCGTCGGGTTGTTTCCGCTTTTAAATATACAATCATGAGTGACGGGTTTGAGTCGACAGATGAGACTATCCAGTCTGATGAGATAACCAGACCTGGTATAGTGCAGATGGCGTTTGTAAGAGGAACTCCCGATAGGATTTGGGCTTGTATGGAAGATGGTACTTTATGTTCGTTAGTTTATAATAGAAGTGAAGAAATATCTGCATGGAACTCTCACAGTGTAGGCGGCGACGGTAAGGTTATATCCTTAGCATCCGAGCCTCAAGACGATAGAGAGTTTAGGCTATGGATATGTGTAGAGAGGGTGGTAAACGGGGTTACTCGTAGGTATATAGAGTATTCGGTAAAAAATCCGCATATACCTGAGAGAGATGAATATTACTCGGGCGATGAAGAATTAGATAAACAGCGGTTTTATAATTTACTATTTGAAGCACAAAAAAGACAGGTATTTTTGGATAGCGCTCTTGTTTTAGATACTACTCAGAATACCAGTTTGATATTGTCTGCTAAAGAAGGGGAAGGTATTGACGTTACAGTAGGTGATAATTTATTTACAGAAGATGATGTCGGCAAGAATATACAGGTAAAACATATTGAAGGTACAGAAGAAGGGGTTGCTATTATTGTTGAATATACAAGTGCAACCGAGGTTAAATGTAATGTATTAAAACCTTTTTCCGAGTTAACTTATGCAACAGGAGAGTGGTATTTGACACAACAGACGGTTAGTGGGCTTGACCATTTAGAGGGGGAGGCTGTGGTTGCTCTCATTGACGGCGGTTTAGAGAGCGATGACCTAACGTATAAAACAGTCGAAAATGGTTCGATAGAACTTGACGATAAGGTTACATACGCTATTATTGGGTTACCTTATGTGGGCAGGTTAAAGTCAATGCCTTTAGAGTTATTGTTAAATACCGGTATCACACCCGGAAAGGTAAAAACCATAAGTCAGGTAAACTTAATGTTTAGAAACTCGTTAGGTGTATCTTATGGTTATGACCCCTATAACTTACAAAGAATAGGGTTTAGGGTTGGCGGTCAGTTTACTGATAGGCCGACACGGCTATATTCAGGGGTGAAAAATTTACCTGGGTTTGATATTTGGGGCGAACAAAGACACCTTTGGTTAATACAAAATAGGCCTTATCCGTGTACCTTAAATGCGATGGTAGTTGATACGGAATTAGATCTTACCGAAGACGGAGGATAAATATAGTGGCGGAGAAAAGTACACCTTTTAAAGATTTTTTTAGTGTTGGGTTTAAGAAACCGACTTTTGGTTCGTCTTTGCAAGCTGCCGGAAGTTTATATAGTGGTATATCTTCATATCAGGTTATGAAAAATCAGGCGGCTCAGACTGAGGCACAAGGTGCTGTGCAGTTTGCCGAGTCGATGAGAACCGCTAATATTATAAGAGAAGAAGGACAAAAATTTGCGGCTAAACAGTCACTTCAATATATTGGGTCGGGTGTTCAATTAACAGGCTCGGCGCTTATAACATTAACTCAAACCAAAAAATACGCCTCAACTGAGGCAAGAGCAGAGGAGAGAAAAGGGAGAAACTTGAGGTCGTTAGCTAATGCTCAAGCTGCCAATCAAAGGGCAGAGGGTAGAGCTGCGTTGGTTAGTGGTATTGTTGGTGCGGTTGGCTCTTTTGTTGGGGATGGTGGTTAATTATGGGTAAAATAAACGAATATCAAAGACAAAAATTGGCATCAGCGGCAGTTGGCACAACTCAGCCAAGTAGAGCCGGCCAGATTATAGGGCAAGCCGTTTCTAACTTAGGTGGGGTTATACGCGGTAAGGAAAAAGAGAGAGCTAGACAGAACGCTGTTTTCTCTGACCTTCGTGCTAATAACCATTTAATGGAATATGTCTCTGGGCTTTATAAGGTAGCACAGGGGTTACAAACAGAGTATGCGGCTAATCCCAGACAGCTTCCGACTAAACTACAGGAAGAAGGGACTAAGTTACTTGAGGAAGTGGCTGGTAATATAAAAGATGAACAAGTAATGTCTAAGTTCGTTAAGGCGGGTGCTTCTGCCTTAAAGCAAATGAGTTTGCGTGGGCTTGATTGGGCTTTTGAAAAACAAGAAGAAAATGCTTTAATTGATATATCTGATAATGTGGATAAGGCTATAATAGCCGGTGGCACTGCAAATATTGAGGGGCTTACGTCATCTTATAATATGTTATATGAAACACTCAGGAATATACCCTCACAAGGTGACGAGAAACCGGTAGAGATACCCGGATTATCCCCTGATAAAATAAATGAGATAGAAAAAGAGGGTAGAGAAAGAGCTTTACGCGCTCATCTAGCTAGTAGAGTCGAGACAGAGCCATTTCAGTTAATGTCAGATTTAGAGCAGGGGAAGTATGATAATCGGACTGTGGATATCGAGAAAAAGGTGGGTGATGAGACTGAAACTATTTCGGTTAAGGTTCCTATGACGTCTG